GTCTACTGGACTTACAATGTCATTTTAGGACTTACTGATACTGTATTTACCAGAAGGAGTGATAGTTCTTACACTCCTGCTGCTGTTGCTCGCATTGATCTTGAATATGCGTTGAAGTGTGCCCTTGCGTCTATAGTTGAATGGGGGACTGGAACTAATATGGATCTTGTTAATTTTTCCCCCCGCCCTAAGATAGGTGATTTTCAACCATCTATCATACCGGATAGCCCTGTGTTTAAAGTTGTTACTGAAGCTCTTATATCCTATGAGTACCTGGAAGAAGCGAAGAAGAATGTGTGGGTGACTGGCAGTTCTTCTATCGGATTGTATAAGACGTTGCAAAAGATAGTTAAGAGGGGGGAGGAGCTCTACCTCACCCCAGATCCTATATTATATGGTAGAGCAAAGATGCTGGCCCTTAATAGTATGAATATTAATGCCGTGCAGATGAAAGGATGTATCGATTGGAGTTATAGTTCAATATCTTCAATTAAGGTGCATCAAGGAAAATCTGCTGGATTTCTCCATGTGCTTCCCTTTAGGATTATTGAACCAGGGGGGTTGGTGATGGAACGTAAGGCTGTGACTACTAAAGGGAATCAGTTTACTAGTGCGTGTTATTACTTAGCTACGACTATAATCAAAATGGAAGCTGCTTTTGATTTAGATAATAATATTACCCCGGAGAAGCTTTGCAAGATGATAGCTCCGTGTATCACTCGTCTCAATGTTAAAGTTGAGACAAAAACTGATGAAGATGATATTGACGCTTTTAGACAGGCTGTTCAGGAGGGACGGGATCATGATCACGAAAAAACCCGTGTTTTCTTTATAGTCCCTCTTTTTATTTATCTCATCACGTATAAGTTTTTTTAAGTGGTACCATGATTTGACCAATAATGTGGGTGCTAACCTTATTGGATTTACATGGGGGCACAATGGTTGTAAACGATTGTTTGAACATATGAGCTGGGACGACAAGGAGGAGAGTGAATGGTTTGGAATGGACATCAGTGGTAAGGATCAAAGTAGTCAGAGTGCTGAGCTCAATATGTCAATTGCTGATGCGTTGCTCCTCCTTGATTTTGTTTCTATGGATGATAAGTGGAAGAAGATTAATCAGGCATTGTTGCTTTATGTTGCTCAGAATACTTCATCACATTATGTTAGGTGGTACGGTAATGCTTTTAGGATTGTCATCGGATGTCTCTTCTCCGGTGATTATAATACCTCAGATTACAACACTAAGCATATTATTCGTATGTGGTTTAGTTATATTCTTCATGCTGTGCCTAGGGAACATTGGAAGATGGCTCTTACTCATGTTTGTCTTAGGTTGTCCGTTCAAGGTGATGATATCTTTGGACGCATCCCTAAATCCCTTCGACAGTGGTTATCAGGAAAGGGATTTGCCCAGTATATGTTGGAGAGACACCAGCACAAGATTAAGCCCGGGAGTTTTCTTAGTAGTGATTCCCCCTTAACTCAATTTGATCCAAGAACTGGACGCATTCTTGGTGGATCTATGAT